GTCATCAAGCACTGCGCCGGTGTACTTCACTTTGACAAGTCGTCCAGAGAAACGCACATCAGTTGGCTGTGACGCTGAATATGGACCATGGCTTGACTCTGTGGATGTTGGATACAGCCGAGACTTAAAGCTCACCACCACCTCACCCAAAGTTTGCTCATCAGGAATAACTTGGCGTACAGACATGATGTTGTCACCCTGTCCGATCTCCAATGGTCCAGACTCGGCGTATAAAACGCCTGAGTCATAGTCATAGCCCACCTCATGCTCATAGATAAAGCCGTCAGACGACACCATCAGTGGCTGCAAATAGACACCCCTGTCAACGCCTGCTGTACGCGACAAAGAGCCAATGTTCCAGTGGTTTTCGCGGTAGTTGTAGGTGACATAGGAGTCCACCTCGTTGCTGGCATTGGATGGGTAAAACCACCACACCTCACCATACTTTGAATTGTGTACGGCGTACACCTTAGAGGATTGGTTGTAGTTCAGATTCTGAAATACATAATCAGAGACATCGCAAGGCAAGGGCTTGACATAGCCGTCAAATATCCAAAATCCTGATGTACTCATCCACAGCGCGGCTGTGTCAATGGCTGCTACGGCCTGCGCTGAAATCAAACCGCATCCACTTGCGGCCTTTTCAAATGAGTACACATATGGCAGGCCGACATATGTTGCAGTGTGTACATCAACATCAGTAAACAGCAAGTTGATGCCGCGAACCTTTTTGCCAGCCTTTAATGCGCCAACTGTTTGCAGCTCAAAGTCACCCGCCTGACTGGTGGCTGATGGTGTCCAGTTTGTGTCAGATTCCTGATCGCACCACTTCACTAACCGAGGGTTGCTTGACGCACCCAAGGCAAAGATAAATCGCTCGGCAGTAGACATCACAGCCGCGCAGCCTGTTGGTGCATTGGTGATAACTGCCGCAATAGTTGGCGTTGCAAAATCCAACTGCCACTCATAAATCTTGCCATCGGCACTTGAGCAGGCAATTAGATACTCGCCAAAAGTATCTAAGCTCCAAGTCGTTGCTGGCGTCACAGAGCCTGTATCTGGACGCGCCACGCCATAGGCATAGTACCCATAGAAGTTTGATCCATAGCCAGTGTTGACAGCGGCATCAGCAATGCCAACTGTAAAACTTGTTGGCGTAATGTCCTTTAGCGTGCCGGCGGCATTCATAATGAAGAGCTTTGAATGCGTGCCAGCGGCGATCCAGCGATTTGCACTGTTGTCGCGCCAAGTCAGCAGTCCTCGGCACTTGCCTGTCAACTGGCTGGCAGAGCGCTTGCGCCAGCCGCCAATGGGTCTGAGAGTGTTCTCATACCAGCGTACCAAGTTGGCGTCAAACCATCTGCCAGCAGACTGATACTCAGTGCCGTTGCGATATACGCCTGGTGGGATTTTGAGAGGTATGAGTGCCATGGCTTAATTATGCGGTTTCTGTAGACAAATTGGACATGAATGAAAGTGTGGCGATCACTGATGGCACTGCCGGTCTGGTGGGTGTGCTGCTGGCTGCAAAGTGCTCAATGCTGACACCTACATCTGATGGCCGCCACATGATCTCGATGTAGTCATTGGCCGACAGACTGACAAAGAAGTTAATCGCGGCAATTAAGTGAGAGGGGTCGCCAGTAGATTTCCTTGCTACAACGTGAAATCTGCTGTTTGAATTGGCGATGTTTGCGCCGTTCTTGCGAAACCACACATCCACATCTTGGCCGTCATTGGTGGTGTTCTTTAATTGAATGCTGAATTGGATATCGTAGATGCCAGCCTGCGCCACATTGAGTCTTGACGAATTCGACAAGGTAACGCCATTGCTGAAGTCGGTGGTGTCAAGTGTGACGGCGTAGGCCGTTGTCGTATTGGCCGCCACTTGATCTGTGCTGTCTTGAAACGCCCCATATGGGTTGTTGATGTACTTGCCACCACGCGGTCCGAGGATCGTTGCAAAGACTGCCGTTATCTTGTTGAAGTACACATTCAAGCCGCCGAATGATGTACCAAAGAAGCCTTGGTCATAGGCAGGCGTAGGCGTGCCAAGGTTTGGCTGCGCCGGTGTAGTTATCTGCTGACCAAGATTGAGCGCCAATTAAGCCACCAAGCCATTCAAGTAGGTTGTCTTGCCTGCTACTTTGGTGGCGGTCAGTGACTGCGATTTGAGGTTGGATGGTGAATATGAGCAATGCACCCACCCCGCATTTGGATCATCCCCGCCTGGCACCCAAAATTCTAATATCAATTGCGTGTATTTAAGATTGGCTTCAATCCACTCTGCCAGCTCGGGATTAGGTACGCCATCAATCTCAAAATCGCAGGCTTGGCCCTTGCAATGATCTGAGGTGGCCGATCCTCCGGCTGCCTGATTCAAAGCACTACACCTGAACCCAGAGGATATTTTCACTGGTTTGCCAAAGTGATCTCTGACAGGTTGCAGGATGTTTTCGCAAAGCAAACGCAATGACTCTATTTGTTCTTGATTTGGCGTGTTGTCAATGTCCATGCGTATAGCAGTCTCAGACTTAATTAGTTCCGAAAGTTTAAAATTTGCAGAGAGATTCATTTCATGTTCCTTAAGGTTTCGTAGGTTTGGATGCAGGCGTTGAGCTTGCGGATGGCGGTGTCTCCTTCGGCTGTGATGGAGACAAGATCGTCAGCAGTCTTTCGGTCAAGTTCGGCTGATGCTTCTCCGCTGTTATTTCCAGCGGCAATGGAGGAATCACTGGTGGCTGATACGGCGCACTCGGCGGCCTTGACAGGGATGAACAGCCTGCGCTCGCCAGTAGCAATATCAGCACGCAACTTGTCTTCTTTAGCCTTTGCAACATTATTCGCCTTTCGCAATGTTTGTCCATAAGTCTGCGCCACTTGCACCATCGCCTGCTCAGTCTCCCTCGCCTTGGCGTTCAGCGCTGCAATCTCAATCTGCTGGCGCGTGTACTCATCATGCTCACCCTTAAAGTATCCACCGCCAAATGATGACAGCACCGCCATGACGATGCCGAGGATTACCCAAGGATTGAACAGGCTCATGGTGCAGGGGGGTCGTTATCAGTAGCTTCAGCCTTGGCGCTGGCGCTGGCTATTGCCTTGACACCAGACCGGCCAGCCACACCACCAAGCACCCCAGTGATGAAAACCATTATTGTTGAAATCTGCTGGGTGTACACCTTATCAATGGCCGCCATGCTGCCGTTCATCGGCTGCTGGACAAAGCTGACTGAGTAGAGAAACATACCCATTGAGGCCAGCAGAATGCTGACAAGCACAACAATGACAAATGCCCAAACTCGGACTTCGATCTCGTCAGCAGTTAATCGGTTGTTTGTTTTGTATCCAACTGTTGGCATCACTTCTTCTCCTCTGGTTTAACTAGCAACTCAGGACAAGTCCCTGCCGCTGTACAAATTGGTGGCTTGCATTCTGTCTTACCCCAATTGTTTGGGTCTTGACACTCATATCTGTAACGATCATCGCAGCCAGTCAGCGCCACAAGCAGTACAGACAGAAACCAAATTTCATACACATTCATTTGTCTTTATCCTTTCGCTGTTGAGCCTCAATGTCACGCCTAAGAGTTTCCATTTTTTTAATTTGAGTCTGAGCTTCTTTTTTTGTTTGAAGCACATCCATGTACAGCATTCCAAGAAGCGGGAGCAGCGTAACTACCAAAATTAAGGCCGCGATGTACCCCATAACTATTTCCCAATCCTGCTTAAGAGGCCGAGGAGTATCCATAGATACAGGAGGAAAAGAAAAGTCGCTAGTAGGTACGCTTGCCTTTCGTTTAGGAGTCGCTCCTTTTCCTTGCGTTGCCATGATTCATCATCTCGCTTTTTCCTTGCTTTGTCTTGCTCTGCTTTAATGATGTCCCGCATCTGAAACGTCCGGCTGTACAAAGCACCCATCTCTTTAGGAGCGCCGTACACCATCGCCTCTCTTATCTCCACTTCCAGCGCCGCCATCTGATCTTGCGCCATGATCCTGTGGAGCGCGGCCTCCATCAAATTTGCGTCAGGATCGTAGACAGTCTTACTCTTCTCTTCCTCTTCTCTCAAGTGCGCCGCTAACTGATCCTGCAAACGAAAAAAAGTAGACAGTTGAGTGACGATGTTGGACATCACCACGGCTTCGTCTACTGCTTCGTACTTTGCCTTTTTTCGCGTCTGCTGGACAGGCTGTTTGGCCGCTGGCTTTGAACCGAATAGCTTTGACCAAAATGATCTAACCTCGTTGGCAACACCAATAGCTTCTTCAACAGTGGACTTGACCTCCATGAAAGACTCTTTGGCCTGCTTATACAGAGCAACTCCCTCTGTGACAGCACTAACGCAGGCTCTGGCGGCCAAGAGGATCGTGAGAGGGTCCACATCGTTACATCCCCAAAAGTTTCTTCACAATGTCGGCGGCCACGCCTGGTCCAAACAGGATGGCGGCAATGACAATATAGAGCTGAATCTCAATCTTCTGCATCCTGCCCTTGCCACTCTCCAGCTTCTCTTCGATGGATTTATATCTCTCATCGCAGATCGCTTGGTGGACGGCAAACTCCTTTTCTATGGAGTCGCTCACCCTGTCACCTCATCTGCTGGCTCTGGTGTGTTGCCTTCAGCAAGCCATGCTAGGTATTGCTGGTAGTCGGTGTTGTCGGGCGCAAAGGGTATGAATGCGCCGTCAGATAGACGTTGCACAGCGCCACCAAAAGGTAAAAGTTTGTATTGCATGGTTATAACTCCGCTGAAAGTTCAAGGTAATTAGGAATATAAAAAAAACCAGCCTGAGTTGTAAACGTGCTGCCACTTCTATAGACACGAGTTAGTTTTGTGGAGCCAGTATCAAATGCCGTTGGCGTTTGTGTATTTATGTCTCCAACACTTCCAACAATGTTAATAGTTCCATTTAAAGTACAAGTAGGGGCTGTGCGCTTTTCAACTTGCCACATTATATTTCCATACCAATCTGTTGTTCTTACAGCAACAGTGCCATAAACTCCAGTAGGCAATTTTTCATAGTATCTTTGTGCTAACTGCAACTCAGTCCCATAAGGTCTGTAATCAAAGCTCGTTGCTGTTGAGCCTTTTTCTAGCTGTACGCCTGTGAGATAGAAGGTAGACCCATTAGTTGATACTAAATTTGTTGTTCCTGATGCACCATAAACAGTTCCACCATTCCAAGCGTTTACTGCACCTTGAAAATTAGTTCCCAAACCTATATAAAAATTAACTCTAATTCCAGCACCATTTGTTGTTAGCCAAGTACCAGTTATATCTCCAGCAATGGTTACTGTTTTATATTCAAATGTATTTGCAGAATTTACTGTGTAAGTAAATGGATATACTCTTGTGTCGTTTTGATTTACTAAAACAGCACTATATGTTCCTGTTACAGAACTACGCACCCAAAAAGATACAGTTACAGTTTTTGCATTGGCAGTACCAAAGCCAAAATCGGCAATGTTATACCCTTCTATTGGTTGGGTTACTGCAAAATAATCTGCCGCACCAACGGTGTATGCAGAAGAAGAAGTAATTAACAAAGAATTATTAAATCCAACAGGTGCAGTTGATGATTGTTGAACGGTAAACTTTGAAGATGCAGAAATTTCTGTTTTCCATCGGTCTAATGTATAAGCAAGGTTTGCAGGAGTAACACTAGCACCAGCGTTCCTTTGGTCAATCACCATTGCGCCATTTATGATGCGGTTCTTGAAGCCAAAGTTGCTGGAAGCATTAAATACATCATAGCCATCAACTTTAGCTGTGATTTCGCCAGTGCCTTTTGCTACTAACTTAAAGCCAATATTTGTATCACCACCTGACGCTGTCAATGTTGGTGCGACACCAGTAGCAGCATTAGCCAAAGTCAACTCATTGACAGCAGACGTTGTTGCTGTGACTTTCAGCAGCTCGTTGCCGTTGGTGTCAATGACATCGCCAACAATTTTTAGCTTCTTACCCGATCCAATGTTCAAGCCAACTGAAGTGCCAGTGCCGGCAGCCGCAAAGATTGCGTCAACCAAGTCTAGGTCAGTA